TAATAGTGCTAGGGACTGTCCGTACATTTGTTGGTACATAGCAACCAAATCTGGTTCGCCTTTTAGAAAACGAATTGCTTCTACTAACGCTCCATTAAGCAGTGCAGAATCAAACTCATTTCCTAACCATGTAGTACCTGCTGTTACTATAGAGGTAGGATAATATCCATAATGAAGCTCAGTAGTATAAGCTGCATCAGGAGTTGGCCCTAATATAAAAGCCGTATCATCAAAATACCCGTAATGTTGAGGTTGTGCCGTTGTATTTGGGTTAGGGTATGCCTCTCGCATAAAGTTAGTATCTTTGTTTAGTAAAAAATGAGAGTCCCCACTACTGTCTGTAATAGCTAAAGAAAGTGGATAAAGAAGGTCAGTAGGGAAAACTAGATACCGATTACCTATACTCATTACACCAGACATATTTTTACGTAAAGCAGGTATTTGAACAGTGTTGTATATTTTCTGTTCAGCTTGTTTTGTAAACATAGCGTACTGATCGGCTGTAAATGAGTTTTCACATATATCAGCAATATTGTCTTTAAGTTCGGTATAGTTCATTTACTACCCCATTGGCCCTCTTGCCATTGTGCCTTTAGTTGCAGCTCCAGTTCCACGAACCTTAATGCCGCTGGTTTTAACGTCCTTAGTCATATACTCAGATATATTCACTTTATTAGGTCGTACTTTGTATTGCTCACTACTTATATTAGTTTTCTTACCCATACATCACCTCTTCTTAGGGAATCCCCGTTTCATATTTTTATACGCTTTAGGACTAACTGTACTATTTTTCTTAGAACGGCTAGTCCCTGCTTTTTTCCGCGCATTAATGTTGTCGTACAAACCTCGTTTTTTCATGGTGTTGTCTCTACTGTTACTGTTCCAATAAATCCCGTACTTATAATCGGCCCATTTTCCGTAGCGGGTTGTAAGTAAGCTCGACTTTCAGGATACCCTGCAAAATCTGGCCTAGGGTCACGTACTGCTTGAGGGTCGTTAATAGGGAACGTTCCCAGCATTAACTGTGGTTGCCCCGGATTCCAACACTCTGGACATGCTTTAATATCAGTTTCTATATTTTTAACTACTAACCTTTTTAGTTCACGTAACTTATAACGAAACCCGCAAATATCACATTCTGCAATGGAGTTTTTAGCTGACGCATACCTGCTTGTCACTTATAACTCCCGTACGCGAGGCACTAAACTTAGTGTAGCTTTTTCTCTATCTTCACCCGCAGCTAAATCCCATGCCTCTTCGTACGCCTCTTTTAACATAGGCAACCTAGGCATTAGATCAGGGTCTTTCATAGCAACATAGTAAGCTAACCCTGCTACTAAACATGGCAAAAATCTAAAGTTAACATCAGGGGTTTGAACACCACTACCTGCGTCTTGAACTCTACGCATCCTCCAATACCGAAATATATAATAAGGAGAAGGCACAGTTCCTCGGTCAGGAATAGGCCAAAATGTTACTTTAGGGTTATCTCTGGCTCTATCTACCTTGACTTGTATAGGACGCGATTGTGTTAATTTATTAGGGATAGATGCATACGTAGGAAAACTTATTCTGGTAACTGTTAAGTCGCTTTGTGTAGAAACATTACCGTCACCCGTACGTATAACCTGTTCCATAATATCAATCGTGTCGGCAGGAAGATCGTAAGTA